CGGATGCAATTTTGAAGTATTCAAAACTCTTCGATAAATTTTCTAGTTCAATGTCATCAGGATTCATCGTTTGCTAATCTCCGTAATAAATTTTTAATTTCATTCAAATCATCTTTCATATTAGCAACATCAGACTCTAAATTTTGTATTCTTTGTTGCTCATCTTTTTTTGTTTGTCTACTTGAGACGTACTGCTCATATTCAGATCTGTTAGTATTAATAATACTATTTGTTCGGGGATCCCTGACTAGGTGATCCCTTCCCTTTACTTTAATATAATCCATATTATGCTAAACTAATTACTCTAAGTTCCTTAATTCTTGGTGGATATGTCTGGTTTGATGATGTCAAATTAATTTTGATTCTATATGACTTAAAGTTTGGCAATCCGGTTGCGGTAAAGACATATTCTTTAAAGTCTAAATCAAGAGAATCAAATGTTCCGACAGAATTTACTCTAGAAACAAACACATCAGACTGACCATCACTTTCTGCAAGACTAATAACTTCTCCTCTAGGAGTTAAGTTTCTAAATCCTGGGAATGGAACAAATATTGGCTTGAAGTTTGGTTTATCCCCAAGAGCATAGAATACTCTAATATCAGAGAACTCATTAATATGTGCAGAAAGTAATACTTTTATAGAAGAAGCAGATTCTTGCAAGTTAATCTCCTTGGAGAGGTAGATGCAAGCAGAAGGATCTGTTTCAAAAGCATTTACTCTATTATCAATTGCATAATTTGAAATTAAATTATCAACTCGGTTTGAAACCAACACTGCGTTCATTCTTTGAGTATCAACAACAGGGGTCAGTCTACTATCAACAGTGCTTAAATTAAGTCTAAGATTGAAAGATCTATCGCCTGGGAGTTGTTGTATTTGAGTATTGTTCGTTTCATTCACCCTAGATGCAATAATTCTTGGGGAACTTAAATAGTTGGACTTATTCAAATTAATTGGTTCAAATCCTTGATCAATGAAAGGAATTTGAATACCCTCACCCGATCCATCATTTAAGCTTGATCCAGATACTGTTCTCAATTCTGCAGTAAGATTGGTTCCCTGAACGGTAGTATTTCCAATATTAGGAGATATAATCTCAAATGGCATATTTTGAGATGCCCTTATTTCCTTTCCACCGGCAGACTTAGTTTGATTTACATACAATTGTGGGAAACTTACTCCATCAGTTCTTGCGACTCCAGAAGATGACATATCAAGTTTGATATTGTAAGAGTCAAAAGTGAGAGGATTTGATACTGTAACATCACTAAGACGGTGAGTTTTATTAATTCTTCTCAAAGACACTCCACCCAATTCATACTTATAGACAGGAGTGCCAGCAAGATAGTTCTTTCTGACAGTTCCATCAATTCCACGAGTTATGCCAGAAATAACTCCACCAGATGCTCCAGTGTAACTAATAACTTCATCTGCAATCAAAAGATATCCTGGATATGTTGTTCCTACAGATACATTCTCAAAAGTATCAAGATTTTCTGTGCTATTAACTGTAATATTTGAAGTGGAGTCTGCATTATATGGAAGAGACAATTTAGTTGGAATAATATCAGATTCTACTTCGGAAATAACAACTCTATTGAGTTCGTGGTACATTCCGTGGTTTTTATGATCAATTTCAATATGCAAACCATCACTGACAACTTCAATATTATCAATCTGAACTCCTCCTCCAGTTGAGGAATTCAAGGTAGTGGTAATTCCTAAGTTGTTTACGTACTGTACGGTCTTACCAACCCCAACCACAAAATTACCCTGTACATTATCTAAGATAAACTCATTTGTGCTTGCAATTGATACAACAGAGAACCTTGCATTTCTGCCAACAGAATTATTTCCGATGGTTGCAATTCCGAGAACATCACCAACCTGATATCCAGTACCAGAGTTGACTACGGTTGCTGCAAGAGCAACTCCATTTTCAATATAAACATTGGCGGTAATATTCTTACCAGTTCCTGTAATATTCGTGAGGCCAATTCCAGTAAATGTGAATGACCCAAGACTTGGAGTGTAACCAATTCCAGAATTAATTACACCAAGAGCACCTGTAGCAATACCAGCACTTCCAACAAAGTTACCAGTTGCATTAGTTCCTTGCTGAATAACAGTATTTCCAAGTGATAATTGGGTCGTAATACCAATACCATCTGTTACACTTGAAGTAAGGCCAACTCTAATTCTTCTTGAATTGAGGTTTACAGAATCTGTAAGAAGTTTAGCGACTTGTCCATTTCCTTCAGACAGAATTGGGTTGTAAACTTGAACTTGTCCCTCTGGTACGAAATCTGCTCTATACAGAATAAATTTCAAGTCTTCCCACTGGCTTGGTTCCCAAGTAGATGCGTTTTGTGATTTGAAGAGTGATCCAAGGTATGGTTGGTTTGAAATAAATTCATCAGTTACTAGATCCGATTCACCAACTCTAGAGATGAATACTCTGTACTTGGTTGACCAAGAAGCAAGGGTGATTGCATATTCCGATCCACCTTCAAGATAAACTGGAGCCTCAAAAGTAATTCTTGTAGGAACAGTTCCATTTTGTGATGTATTGATTTGATCGGGAGTTACAACAACCTCGGAGAATGGAAGAATTTTCTGAGTTGGAGTACCATTTTGCATAGTACGCAACTGGAATGTCAAAGGAATGCCCATATCATCCTTTGTTTGGAAGAAGACATCACAACTTGTTAAGAATATGCCAGTTTCATCTTCTACTTGGAAAGATTGTGCAAGAGGGTCATAGTAACCAACTTGAACTTGCTGACTTCTAGTTCTAATAACGGTTGACTTCGTTAATTCAAATCCCTGACTTCTCTTTACCTGTTTAGATTCACCCTCTCTCTGTTGCTGAACTTTAGCATTTCTAACAGAAATAATTTGTTCTTGGACTGTTTCTAAAGTACCAGATGCAGTGTACTTGTCTTCACCAACAGTATCTGCATTATTTTGGTCATTGGTGCTCAGGTTACATACCGTAAATGTCTTTGTTCCAGTATTAAATCTTGGATTGCTTGAAATATTTGGATTTGGAATATAGAAACTTCCAATCAGGTTTGCACCAAGATCAGATACTAATCTGACGTTTGTAATAGTTGCTTGCGCTCCACTGGTCTCACCGACCAAGATCATTCCAGTTTCAACCCAACCATAGTAATCGCCTTGTGCTTGCTCTGACAATGAGAATGTATCAACGTTTAGAACAGTTGATGTTGATGAATATGTTGAAGGTAGAATAGTTGCATTAGCATTATTTTGCTGAACTGTTCCTGGAGTTCCCAAATAGGTTTCCAGACCTGTTGCTGCAACTTGAGAGAGATATGGGTTGTTGGTGAAGATGGCAGTTGGAGAGTTGTATGGACCCTCTCTGTGGTTTGCCTGAGCAACTCTAAATCTGATTGAAGGTACTGCGGAATTGTTTTCTCTGGGTGTTGTTCTAACATTACCAATAATTTTTTCGCCAACCTGGAATACTCCAGATACCATTTGGATTTCTAATAGTTTAGGAACACAATACTTTGTAACATTGACACCATCGAAGAATGCATAAAGTTGTGTTAATGGTTTTGTTTTCTTAACAACAAACTCAACGTTTCTGGAACGCATAAACTGAATTATTTCTCTACTGACAACCTTGTCTCCTTGAGACTGATTATCGAATTGTGGAGTAACAACAGTTCTTACGCCAGTTCTGGTTGCTGTTCCAACTTGTACTGTTTCTTTATATTCTTCCTCAAAATCCGTTATGTGACGGGTTCCCATAATAGCACCTGGTTGTCCAGGTCTATGAATGTGACCAATATGCCTAGGATTTCTAGCTTCAGACCTAATTTTTTTAATTGTTTGTCCTGGTTCAGTTCCAGTCCAAGTAGTTTCCCAAGCATTCCATAAAACTGGACTCATACCAGTCTGTGGGTCTACATTATTAATTCTGGCTTGCTGAGCCATAACTTCGGAATAGTTACCCTCAACATTAATAATTTTTGCTTCAATTCTTGCAGTATCAACCCAAGTATCAGATTCTGGAGTAAGTGCAACAGATGCTTGCCAGAAACTTACAAGGAAAGGAGTTACACTTTCTGTTCTTGTTGCAAAAGTTTGTTTTAACCACTCTTTTTCGACATAATCCAGGGTAATAACGTCAAGTGATTTTTTGATGCCATTTCCTTCTGGTGTCAAATATCTACGATCTGCGTTTGGATCTACGCCTTCAACTGGTCCAACCATCAAATCAATGGAATTTGTATAATGGCTAGGTCTCAGTTCTTGGTTTTGAACGTCAATACTGTTCTTTATTTGCTTGTTTTCGTCTTGGGGAACAAAAGAAGTGAAGTTGTCAACAAAGAATCCTGACTTAAATTTATTAAGTCCTTCTTGATCTGGAATAAAGAGGTTTTCTGTTTTTTGCTCAAGCAAACTCAAAGAAGTATAATATTCAAGATTCTTAATTCTTGTTTCCAATTCGCGGATGTCTTGCATCCTATATCTCTTATTGTTTAAGAAATCTATTTGTGCTTGATTTGTATGCAATAAGTATGCAGGCAACTCAACAGTTGCTAGTTCAAGTGCATCATCAATCGGAATTGGTTTTACAGGAGTTTCTGATGGTTCTCCATACTGAACTTGGAAGATACCGTCTTTTGATACAAAGATGGAGTCTTTTCTTCCTAGGTAATATGAATAATTTGTGGTGATTGCTTCATCAGAAGCCAAAATTTCCGAAACAGAATTTCCAGAACCATCAAATCTTCTTCCAAAGAACTCTAAAGGAGATCTAGAACCCGCTTGAACAACGTAATCTGAGGTTTTGGGTCTGATATCAATAATATCAGTGTTTCTGTATCCATCAACAATTTGAATTTCTCTCTTGTAATTAAAAGTATCGTAAGAATTCTTAGTCAGAATATTTCCAGTATCAGATGCTTCAAAATAACCATTTGCAAAGTAAATCTTTAATTGTCTTGATGATTCTTTAAAGTTTCTCTTTCTTTGAATGAATGAATAATCATAGAAAGTACCTTGTTGGTTATTATTGAATGAATATGCTGTAGTTACATTCTTACTTGGAGATTCTAAAACAGCAACAATTCCTTGGATTTTTGATTCTTCAAACGATACGAATTCGCCCTCTTTAAAAGGTAAAGAATTTTCTGGAATGTATGAAATTTGAGAATCTGATAGTTTTTCTGCAACAATTGCAACGGCACCAGAATCTTGTCCAATAACTCTCTCCCCAATGACAAGATCGGAAGATTTTGCAGTAGGACCATTTAATGCGGAGACTACCATCTTTGGTGCAGATGGTGCGCTGCTGTTTGTTGATTCGTAAATAGCAAGTAATTTTACAACGTCAGCACGGTTTAGACAAATATCTTCGTCTTGAACCCTAGTTCCATATGGATAATTGCCATAAATCAATCCATCATTAAATGTGGTTGCGCCAATACCAGAACCTTCTGTTTTTGACTTATCAACAATAATTGTATTAACTCGGTTTACTCTCTTAATCTTGGCAGTTGGCTTAGATTTTTTGAGAGTTGCAATCAGAGTTGCTCCAGTATCATTTTCTCCAAGGTTATTGATCTGAATAATTGTTGATCCTGCAGTATAGGAAAATCTATCAGAAGTTAATTCTTGTGTTTTTCCGTTAGATCTAATTAAGGTATATCTTTCCTCATCAAATGGAAGAAAAGTTTCATTTGTTCCAGCTACAAGTGCTGAAGAAAGTTGATTTCCAGAAATATTGACAGTATATGATCTTCTAATATTGATCGAAGCGTCGGTAAGATCAACATCTGAGATCAAGTTACGTGGCATAGGAGTATACAACGTATTATCTTCTGATCTTTGAACAGAAGTTACTAATACCTTAAGATCAGTTACACTCAGATTGCTTCCCGTTGGAAGACCGCCTTGAGCAACTCCTACTACAGTTGTTATTCCTACAACCTCAACAGAAGTTGTTGCAACGCTTACAACTCTGGCATAATTTTTCTCAGGATTTCCAGTATTTCCAGAGTACTCAAGAATATCATTAACTCTAACAATAGTTCCTGGGAAAATTGGATTTGTGCTTCTGATTACGCTTATTCCAGTAGATGCTGCGTATGGAGTGATTGTTGCAATTCCAACATTTACAAACTCAGCTTGAATTGTATCCGCAGTAAATGTTTTTGCAAAACCAACTTCACCCAAATCTGGTCCAGCATAAACCGACTTAACATCTGCAAAACCATAATTTGTAACTGCGGTTGCTACGCGAGTGTTTTCAATTCCATTAAAGATGAATGGTTCATTTGCTAAAAACTGACCAACCTGCTCATACACGGTAAGGGCAGTTCCTGCAGAAACAGAACTTCTAAGGAAACCTGTAGCGCCACTATACTTTCCTTTGACGAATGAAGGGACTGGAAGACTGATTGGCTCGTTTAATGTAATTTTTGTGAATAATTGTACATCATACAGAGAAAGATCCCACTGGTTAATATCTGGATTAGCTACGGTATATGAACCAGATTCCAGAGCAAAATCGTATACTCTGGCAACACCAATCTCAGTTCCGGGGGAAGTTAAACTATTGACACCAACTCTTTGATCTCTTAGACTTACAACATAAGTGTTTCCAAGACCAATCGTAGGATGTCCAGTTACATTGTTAACCATTAACAATGAACCGGTATTATAATTAATTGATTGATTTGTTAAGGTTCTGGAAGTTCTTGGTTTAGGAACATCCAGATAAGTGGAGTTTAGAGTTTCTACTTCAAAACCCTTAACAAATGCTTTTCCAGGTGATAAAACATAATTTACAAGTTCCTCACTTACAGGATTTCCACCATAAGTGAATTCTCCCTCATTGTAAATACCATTATTTCCAATTCTATTATTTAAAGTTTCTCTAATTGAAACGTCAAATGGAGTTACAGTGTAATCTCCAGATTCGGCATATGTTCTTCTTGCCAACTCTCCTGCAATAATACTATACTGCGTATTTTTAACCTGAGAGCGTAATTGACCGTCTGTAATAACTGCCAACTCTACAAAGTTGGAGTCATTGAAATCATCTAATGGTTTTGCAAAAAGAGAAAGAGATATTTTAAGTCTATCTGCTCCAGGAGCAGCATAGTTATTAAATCCTTTTGAATTATCTGTTAAAGACTCGTCTTCGTCTGCATTAACAATTTCTTCTTGTATTCTAAGTCCAACTCTAACACTTGGGGTATTAGAATACTGACTTAAAATTATAGTTTCATCAGATACATCAACGAAGTGACCTCTGACAAAGTATACACCATTTACAATAGAAAATGCGGATCCTACTGCAGTTGCATTTTCTGAAATGAGAGAAGCAAATGCCTCTCCTGCTGGAATGAATGGATTGTTTAAAGGTCCAGTGATGATATCATTATCAGAGGTCAGTAACTCACCATCAGTAAATTCTTTTTGATCATCCTGAGTTCCAGTTGACAGGTATGAAATGTAAAGGGTCAAATTTCCTACTTCAGAATCTTCTGGAAGCAGTACTTTAGATACAATTGCAGTTACTCCCGAAGAAAGACCAATTATTCTTCTTCCAATAAGTTGCTCAGAATAATAAGAGACTGGTATTCCTAAGTGAGTATTATTTAATTGGACAGAATAGTAATCCTGGGAATATGCAGTATTACCAGGAATGACCTTTGCACCCTCTTTGAAAAAATGTTGCCCAAACTTTTCAATTTGATTTTGAAGAATTGACTGAAGACCAGTTAATTCTCTTGCTTGAACTGGATAACCTGGCTTGAATAAAACCCTGTAGTAGTTATCCGTTGGATCAAAATCGTCAAAATATGGAGAAACGTTAAGGTTTGTAAGTTGAGCCATAGTTAATTAGAACTGCAGTATAATTTTAATGTCTTCTTTTTGGCTGGAAGATCTTTTAATCGCTGGTCTATTATCAACATAAATTATATTTCCAGAGTATTTTTTAACTTCTGGATTTGAAAGACCATTTACGAAATTCTGACCAAGATAGTATGTTTTATTATTTATTGAGGTAGTGAAACCACTAAAATCAGTGCTGATTGAAAGATTTACACTTCCACCAATAATTGTCAGACTTCCTCCAGAAGTTGGTGATGAAGTAAATCTAGTGAGATTGTACCCATACTGTGGATTGGTCTGAGCAGTTCCAACAGTATTAAAACCTGCAAGAGTTCTATCTTGCCAATATTTTAGAACTCCAGTAGTTTGATCATAACTAACAACTCTACCAACAGCGGTAACTCCTGTTCCTGTTGTTTGGGTAACAAAAGAATCTTGAGTAAATTTAGCAGAACTGTATCCAACCCCAGCTAAACGTAGTGCATATACAGCACTTGCTTTTTCTGAAGTTAGTTTCGATGAAGAACCAAAAACTAAAGGATTTTCTACTAATCCAATCCTTGCAATTTCATTGCCGGTAATAAAATCTGGATTTTCTACATCATTTTCTATTCTTGCATACATTAATACATTTGATGCGCCAAGTTCTTTGTAAACATCATATCCATGACCACCCGATGGGGTCATAATTACGTCAAGAACTGGTTCAGTATCTGGTTCAGGTATTCCTCCAGCAGAAAGATCAACATTTCCAAATGTATATCCAGATCCTTGGTTGGAAATAGTTACACTTTCAACCTGTTGGTCATTGTTCACGACAATAGTACATTCTGCTCCAGTTCCATCACCTCTGATTGGAACTCTCGTATATGTTCTGTTTGCAGTTCCTACTCCAACTCCTCTATTTTTGATTACGACAATTTTAATACTACCATCTACAGCGTTTCCTTGAACAGCAGTTGTTTCTGCATTATTGTCCCAATCTTTAGGTACTGGAATAAAATCAACAGTATCAAACTTTACAATTTCAGTGGGTTTGATTGTATAAAGATATTTCCAAATATATCCATCTCCACTAGGTCCTGCAGTTCTTGGCTCCAAGTCAACAAATCTTGGTTCATCTAGAGATGGTTTGCCTTCAGGTGTTTCTGGAGTAGTTCCATTTTGAAGGCAAATATAAACTCTATTGTCACTATTAATTACATAATAATTCGCAGAGTAGAGAGAAGTTCCGCTAGAATTTGGTGGAGGAGAAGCAACACTATAGTCGTGCCTATAGTAGTCATAAGTTGTTCCTGAAGCCCATATTCTTTTAGTCACAACTCTCTGAACATCATCAGGAGTTATTTTCTTAAGAGCGATTATAGTGTCCCAAGTATCCCACTCATTGGAAAAATTATCAGTTGGAGCTGGGGGATCATCATCCCAATCTTCCTGAATACTTGTTGGATTAGGAAGACCGATAAATGCATAATAAGAATTTAGAGATGTGCTGACACCTGCTGAAAAATTCTTGGCATTCAGTACCCTAATTTGATCAGTTATAATAGCTGTCATTTTATTGTTTTTAATCTATTTATGTGCTGTAACCTTGATACCTTAGGCGCTTTGTTCTCCTTATATAAGGACCTGTTCCTATTCCAGAGAAACCTTTTTTGGTTCTCGCTTCATAGTGATAGAACTTGTTTCTTTCAGACAACTGAACCTTACCCCAAGTGTATTCTCCATAGAAATTGCTAAATCCAAGTCCAGTTAAGAGGCCATCGTGACTTGTAATACTTACAGTAACTCTTGTTACCGTTGTTACTCCAAATCCAATAGCAGAAGTCGTGGCTGTAGAAACATTAGCAACACGGTATACATTATCTATAAAGGTTGTTCCAATACCAATAACACCTGTTGATGGATTATTGGTTTCATCAAGTGAAGTTACTCCAGATCCTACATTTGAATTGAAGACGCAGAAATAATAACCAGTCTGAAGGCCGCTGACAGATGTATAATTTGTGATATTTGAATTTCTGAGAACAGAATTTTCAGGAATAACTAAATCGAGGTTTAATCCTATAGGAGCTTCTGCAGTAGAAGTTGTTCCAATTCCTGTAATAATTCCAAAATCACCCTCATAAGAAATTGAAGTATTTTCCTCTTGAGTGATTGTTGGAGGCGCAATCAATACTAGTGGAGACACCTGATTTGTGTATCCAAAACCAACTGTAGATCCAACAGAAATTGCAGAAATTGTACCGGCAATTGATACAGTCGCTGTTGCAGTTCCTCTTGCAATTGTTCCTAAACCAACTGGAGTAACTATCGTCACTTCAGGAGGTTCTGTTGAGGTATAACCAATACCTCCATTTGAAATAGTAAAGTTCTCAAGACCACCAGAATCAGTAACATTAACTGTTGCAGCCGCACCCACTTTATCAACTGAGTAATTTACTAATGTAATATCTTTCTGGAAGTTCAAGTTAATCGCACTTTCATTTAATGGATTGAAGAATGGTCTTACGTTATCAACGAATACAACGGTTGATCCAATACCAACACTCTTAATAATATTTGCAGTAGGATAAATTTCAGACTCATAGAGTTCGCGGTCCTTGTAAACGTAGTTACCATTAATAATCTTGTCTTCAGTTTGTTTACGCCACGCAACTGGTCTATAAAGAATAGAGTTTTCACTGAGGCCTGGTCCATAATAAACGTTTGTATTAACAGAACTTGATGAATTGAGTTCGGTTACAACTCTAGTTGTCTGTTTTTGGAAACTCTTTTGTCCAAGAGTTGGGTGCCAACCAAGAGTTAAAGTATCACCAGTCTTGACTGTTGTAACAACATCTTTGTCAAATACATCAGTTCCACTAGTTCCACGATAGAACATAAACTTCAGAGAATCTCCAGACTTCGGTGCTTCTTCGAAAGTTATATTACTTCCCCCACCAAATGGACCTCTTCTATTTTCAATGAAGAAGTATGAAACTCCAGGAACTTGTAAAACATCATTAATGAACACTAAAAGTACATCTTCAATGTTTACCAAAGAACCAATGTCTGATTGGAGAGACAACTGCTCTCCAGAACGTGTGATTGGGAAGGTTTTTCTCTTACCATCAAATAGATTAGAGAAATCATCGAGAACTTCAATTTCTCCAAGTGTCCAGGCAGAGAAACTATCAGTGTTTGTTTCAATAATTTCTAATTGGAATTCTCTAAATGTTCCAATTCCTGTTGTAGGAATTCCCGTAGATCCTCCAATTGGAACGGTAAGAATGTGGTTCAGACCATATCCGTGACCAAAATTTGTAATACTAAAATCAATTACACTAGAACCTTGTCCAACTGTAATAGTTGCTTTAGCGCCGGTTCCACCACCACCAACAGAAGAAGAACTATACTCCAAAGGTACGTGTGCATATGGGATAGGAGCATCAATAATAACATCTGGTGGATTTGTTGAAGTATAACCAGATCCTGGATTAGTAACTACAACACTCACAATATGTCCATTACTTATCGCTGCTGTACCAATAGCAGTCAAATTAGGAGTTCCTCTAGAAGAAACCGCAACACTAACATTTACTGTTGTTTGAATTCCAGATCTATATCCAGAACCACTGTTTCCAATAGAAATTGCCTGGATTGTTCCTGCAGCAGAAACAATAGCGGTTCCTCCAGCAGCTACAATTGGTTGATATCCAAATCCAGTTGTTCCTGAAACAGAAACAATAACACCACCAATTGGAACATTAAGGTCATTTGGTTCATATGCTATTGTGCTTGCAGCACCTGTGAAAGTTACAGAAGTAATTCCAGAAGTTTCAGTTAAATTATAGTCTCTAGTTGCTCCAGGACCTTGGAATATGCCATTAATTAAGAGAACGCCATTGAAAGTTGATACTCCAATTATATTTGCTCCACTTACAGTTAACGAATATGAATTTTTAGATCCAGAGAAATTTTGTGAAATATCGTCAAAGATGTAGTTCTTGGAATAAGTTTCCGAAGAACTGCCAACAACACCAGATCTCATAAAGGATCTTCCGCTAAATGTAGAGGATGATGTGATACCAGTGAAGTCTCTTTGATCGGTTGGACCAACACTTGTTCCTATTGGACTTCTTCCAAATGGTGCATCAAGGAAACTCAAAGTGCTTCCAACAATATTATAGTCACCTCTGAGTTTAGTAATTGTTGTTCCAGATGAATGCCCAACCAAAGAAGTTCCAGCAAGAGCACGAGTTAATTTAATTGCATTTGTGCTTCCAATACCAACTCCCTGGATCTTCATAATTTCATTGCCAATCTGGACCGAATCTCCTCCAAAGAAAGAAGTAATTCCAGAAAAATATGCAATATCCTGAGTGGTTCCAAAGTTATCTACAAGAGAACTTGTTACCGTTGTCTCAGAAAGAGGTGATTGAATTTGATTGTCAATTGAGATTAATACCTTGTTCTTTTGTTTCGTTGCAGTAATGACGTGAGAAGTTCCAATTCCAACAGAAGTGAACTGAAGTGCGATTGGATTAACTCTTAAAGCATTTTCTGCAGTTGAAGCTAACTGAATCTTTTTCTCATCGAGTTTAATAACAAATGCAGTTTCTGGTAATTTGTCAGTAAGTCCAATTCCAGAAATTGTGGTTGCAGCAATACCAATTGCATTAGTTGAGAAACCAGTTGTGCAAGAATATCTAACTTCCTCTCCACTTACAAAGTAGTGATTTGGAATGAAAATTGAATTGTCTGTAGTATCAACAACAGAGGAATTAGAGCCATCAAACACTCTCAAGAAGATTGGTTTATCCTTATGTGTTAAGAAGAAGTCTTTCTTAACATCAACTTCTGTTCCAGTGTATACTGAGAAAGAATCATCAACAGCAATATTACTGAGATCAACTTCACTTATAACATTTGATGTTGATTCAGTATCTCTTAATGAATGCATTAAGAGATTAACGTGAACGTTAATTCCTGGATTTGGAGTAAATGTTATCTCAGTAGTGTCTCCTGTTCTTAATCCGCCAAAGGTTCCAAGTCCAGAATTTGTTTCAAGAGTTCCATATTCTGTTAGATATACGTCATTGTCATCATCAATAACAATAAGTTCTGATAATTGATAATTTCCATTTGTAGTATCTGAAACTTGGACTAAACAATATGCTCCATCAAATGCATTAATAAAACTTACAACTCCAACTGCGTTTGGTGAGCCTGAAGCACCAATTGTTGTTGTTTTTGCTGTAAGACTTGCATTTGCGAGAGTTACTGTTCCCAGTCCAGTATAAGACTCTGAAGATAATCCAACAACAATACTGTTGACAACTACTGTTGATATTCCTGGAAGAGCATCAAAACTTACAATTACATTTGATCCCGACAAATATGCATTATAAGTTCCCAATCCAGTAGCAGAAAATGCATCTTGGGAATGAACACTAAGTTGACCATATTCAAGAAGTTCAACTTCAGTGCCATCGTGAATAATATTCAATTCATCATATTCAATTTGACCATCGCTAGATTCTGCTAAAACTAAAATCTTAGCAGATCTTGTGCAAGAGACGGTAGTTCCAATTCCAGAGAGTGTTGCAAGAGTAACTGTACTTCCGCCACCAACAGAAATACTAGAAGATGCCAAACTTACCAATGAGCCAGTAGATCCTGTCGATTCTGCAATTGTTGTACTTCCTATTGCAGCGACAGCATCGCCAACCTTATCCATACTATATGATATTGTAACAATGTTATAATTGTTTAGTCTAAATTTGGTTGGGTAGAACCTCAATACAGAATCACTACCTTCGACAACAGAGTCAAATGAACCCAAATCTAAAACGGGATCCAAACGACCATATTGATTGATCATCGACAAACCACGAACAGTGTCGCTGAGTGTTGTCACCATCAGCATCTGTCTTTCTTGAGTGAATAATCTATCTTTGATATATGTTACGAATTTCTGGGCACTTGCTTCTGAAAGTGACCTTCTGAAGACTTCAGTAAATGGCGTTGGTCTTGGCTCACTGTTGAAGAGATAACTAACATCATCCATTCTCAGAACTCTATTTGTGATAGATTCTGAATAGTCTGTAAGAATTCTAGTTGTAAAGTTTATTTCATCAGAGAAAGATACTTCACCGTTTGTCAAATAATTTTCGTGAACTAAGTCATAGTTGAAATATGAGTTTAAATCATAGAAACTATCAAGTTTAACAATGATGCTTGTCCCATCAATAGATGATGGGGTCATCTTTACTGTTGGAGTTGATTCAACCTGAAGGTCGCTGAATTTTCTAAAACCACTGGTGTGATTCAATCTACTAACAATGTTATTCCATTTTTCATATGGAATAGAAGATTTGATTGAATATGAGAAGTTTTGATAGTATTCATTATCGTGAACTTTCTGGAGTTGATTGTTTAAAAATCCAGTTGTGTACTCCCAACCATTTTCTGTAACTGAGAAGAAATCTAACTTGTACTTGGAATCGAAGGCAATTCTCTCTTTAACAAGGCCTTTAGCTCCCGTTATGGTTGATTTTAATTCGGTTCCAACTTCAAAATCATCATCAGACTCAACAACCAAATATTTACTTTCTGCATCTAATGTATAAACTACACCTTGAGAAACTCCATCGGTAATAGTATCAAGTTGCCTGAATTCAAAGGTCTTAAGTTTTGGATCAAATTGTGGGAAATAATGTGAAGGAACTATAACACCAGAAGAATTTCCAGTATCGTATACTCCTGGAGATTCTCCTTCATCCAAAATACTAGCCATACTGAAAGTAACAATTCCAATACCACCAAGGTTTGGATGTGTTTTTGTTACAGTAAATAGAGTATAATCGTAATTTGATGAGTTATATCCAAGTCCAGTAGAACCAACACCAACACTAGTATTTTCAATTAGAACCTTATCATTTACAGAGAATGGGAATCCAACACTAAAAGAGTCTCTGAGAGTAACAGTTACATCTTTTGTTGTGGAATCAAAAGTCATATTTGAAATTCTGATTCCGTTTGAATTTTGTACGGGAATAATTGATGGTGTTATATTAGAAAGACTAAAAGTATTTCTAACTATTGATAAAGTTTCTTGATTAAAATTGTATCTGATATCAATGTCTTGAATTTGTTTCTTAGTTCTTCCATCAATTACAACCAGTTTTGGTTCAACAGAGTAGTTTCTTCCAAATGAGGTTACCCCAACTCTATCAAATCCTGCGAGTTGTTCTATTCTGAGAATTTGAGGTATCTTTGCGTCAGGACTTAAAGTTCTATCTGCAGGATAGTCAAAACCAATATTTTGTATGGTGCTCTTTTCAATTTTGCCAATTGTTTTACTTGAAGCTTCAAGAATCGCTCCAGTTCCTGTTAAGGATGTTACTGTTGAAATTCCAGGAACTCTGCTATATCCCTTTCCTCTATTATTAAGAATAACTCTGGTTATAGCGCCATATGCAGTTAAAGAATCTGTCTGATAGTCTAAGTTTGATTCTGTTGAATTGTATTGACCTCTCTCGGGGTATTTTGGTAAACCATATGTAAATGTATTCGGGGAGGTTTTGATAATATCATACTCTCCACTATACGCACTATTCTCAGAAATGAGTTCATTGTGCAAATCAATAGTTGGATCAATTACAATTTCTCTATTAATTTGGGGGTTATCTGGAGTATTGAGTGGAAGAAGACGATAGTAAAGAACAGGTGGAGTGAATTCATCAATATTAACAGTAACTTTTGCGTCAGCGGTTACTCCGACAGTTCCAGTTCTAGTAACATCAAATGCTGTTCTTTCGGAACTAGTTTCGTATGCGTTTTTGAAGTTGGAATCTGTATACAGTTCAAATTTGAATGCAGGATAGCGAAGTCCGCTAACATCATATGACAATGACAAATCAGTTAAGTCAAAGTTTAAAACCGAATTTTTATATACTCTGATTGGTGGATTGATCGGTAAAATAGTTCCAGATGAAGAAGATGTGATTGATATAATTTCGGGTATCTTCTTAATTGCATCATACCTAGTCTTCGTCAATTTTATATTATTTCTATCAACAACATATACATAATATTCTTTATCACTTTCAAGACCACCAGAAGGTGTTGCTGATGTGTGAATTATTTTTTGTCCATTAACTAACTTGTGATCAGCAATATTGATTGTGCTTGTTGACGTAATTACATTTCCAGAAGTAAATGCAATGCCAGTAGTGACAAGTTTGCGGTTTGGTTGATTGTACTTGATATTAAATGTTGTGGATATTGAGGGATTAACGTCAATAAAGACGGTATCTCCATTGAATAATCCATGAGTTCCTGCAGCAGAAACAGTTACTAAATTCTTCTCAATATTTCCTGTTACTGTTGTTGGATAAGAAATCTTGAAACTATGAATAGAACCAGTTCCAACACCAACAAAATATAATAATCCTTGGTGTGAAGAAGTTGATGCAATGCCAACAAAAGTTCCAGTTGTTCCAAGACCAACTCTTACCGTAGAAAGACCGATGGTGTCATCATTTAACTTGGCTACAAAGAGAGATGAGTGATTTGTAAGAGGTATTGAAGAACCACCACTAACTGTTGATACTCCGATTGTATCTCCGCCATTTGTTTGGTATGTAATTATATCACCAGTTTCAAATCTGTGCTTCGGAAGATATATTGCTCTAGAAGAAACAAAATATTGAGTCAATCCAACACCGGGATTTGAGAATGATAATGTTACCCCAGCACCAACGCCAACTCCAACAGATTCCGCTGGATTAAAATAATATTCTCTATTTCTATTGGGGTTAAATGAAGTTGTATATCCAACATTAAATGTAAATCTTCTTGGAAGTTGTGTTGCTTCTGAGAAAATTGTATGTGCTGCTGAAACTGTTCCATTTACAGCTCTTAAAACCCTTACTCTAGATGAAATCGGATCAATATTCAGTACTTTAACATCTTCATCATCAATTCTGATAAAATCATTTACTTGGAGATTATCTTGACTTAGATTTCCAAGTAATGAGAAGTATGTTACAATTCCAGTAACATCAGAACCCGCAGATATTTCTCTATTGATTTTAAATTTGCTGGTGCTAACTCCGATTCTGCGTGGACCTTCTAAGAATGTTGTTGTTGTGGATAATCCAGAAATATTTAAAATATCTTGATTTATAAATCCGTGGTTGCCAGTATAAACCCCAACAAACTCTCCAACATTTAAAGTTGGATAAAATTCTATATTTGTAAGTCTGGAATTCGTTACCGATAATGTTCCAATTCCTACACCAAGAACTCTGGAAACTTTTGCAGCAGCAAAAAATCCATCTAAAGGATCCTGTTCAAATGCTACCCTATCATTAACTTTATAATTAGAACCACCAGTAATAATTCCGACAGAATCGACAGATCCTTTTCTTACGTGCTTAATTACTGAATCTTGATTTACATATTTGTAAGACTGGCTTACATAATCATATCCACTATTTTTGCCTCTAAGAGCATATGGATACGTATTTCTAATCCAATTAGTTTCATTTAAGTCAATGCTATCTTGGTTTGATTTTTTCCTAAAATTAAATTGATTTGGTTTTGAATTATAGTACTTTCCAATCAAATATGGGAAAACTGGGGTTTTGAAATTTTTAAAGGTTCCGTCTGAGGCTGGAGTTGCATCAAGGGTAGCAAAGTATGCATAAGTTCCATTTGGATAATCTGGGGTAACGCAAAATCTTCCATTATTCTCATCAAGAACCGCTTCATCGATTGAGTTTGTCCAAGTATAATCTTCAACAAAGAAACCTTCTGGGAAAGCACTCAACGGAGGTCTATTTTGCTTCAGATCGAGTGTATATCCAGACTTCATCTGAACAATAGTCCCGCCAGATTTTGTCGCATATCCAAAAGGTCCATATATTGGATGGCCATCATAAGACCATCCTATAATAGGAGAGTGATTATCATTTCTGATTTGTTCTACGCCATCAATAACGGTTAAGTCTTTTTTACCATAAAGAATTTTTCCGCCCTGATCAGTAGCATATATTGATTGTCTTAGTTTTCTTGGAACATAAACGTAAGAACACTGAAGTTCATTGTCTACATTTGTGCCTCTTGCAACAAAAACATCATCTTCGGTTAAATTTGTTAAATTTTTCCTAAATTCATTTACTTTCCAAGACTGTAGGTTGAAACTGAATACAGCACCAAATCCAGAAGGTTCTACTGTAACTGTAGTCGTTGAAACACCATAACCAATTCCTGCCTGATTAATTTTTACAGACTTTATAGTGCCAGCGAGAGGTCTTCCCTGAGAATCTACTCCAGGACCTAATTCGGGAACTAAAATAGCACCGGTCCCATTTCCGGTGTCTTTAACAACAAGTCTTGGTGGAGAACTGTAACCAAATCCAGAGTTTTCTACAATTGCATCAATAATCTTTCCGGTTCTTGGATCGACTATTGCAGAAATTTCTGCATCTTGACCCGATAAAAAGTCAATCTCAGGCCATCTTTGCAAATTAAGAACTTCTGAAGATCCATAACCAACACCTTTATTTGAAAGGTGAATAGAGGTCATTTCTCCACGTACTATAGGTTGCAAAACAGCATGGAAGTTATTCCCTTCAATAGATGATATTCCTACAGATCCAAACAGTTCGACTTTAATTTCTGGATAGTTGAATGTATGTGTACCAACTCCAACATTTGTTAAGTTCTCAAATTGCTTTGTCTTATAATAAAAATCTGTAGAAGTGGTTCCTACTCCAGCAACAGATAGTTTAAATTTATCCTTATCTACTACAGTTACATAATATTGCTTCTCTGTAGAAAGACCAGTAACCGCAGTGCCATCTACAGAGTATGTTACAATCTCTCCGTTTTTATAATCGTGGTCAACTATGTTAATAGTATCTAAGGAAGTAATAATGCCAACTGTACCACAAGTCCTCTTTTTAGTCTGATATCCTTCACCTGGATCGGTAAGAACTACAGTATTTAAAATTGCCTTTCCATTTAACGAATTCAAAGAATGATATCCAATACCATAATCTGTGATAACTACGGTATTGATGCCAGTTACAACATCATTCAAATTCTTGTATAATTTGACTGTCTGAGGGTCAACAACCGACACGAAATATGTTGCACCTGTAGATAGACCTGCGAGAGCCTTTTTACCAAAAGTCTTATAAACTACCCTCTCACCATTTCTAAATTTATGGTGAGTAGAAAAACCAATTCTTCCAATTGTTCCAGTCGATCCAATTCCAATTGAACCAATTCCAGTAGAATTAAAAGTTACCTCATGAGCAACCGTAACTAATTTTGCAGTTGCTGTTGCTGGTCTAATTGGATTACCGCCAGATATTTTTATTGTCGGCACATCAATATAATCAAATCCGGGATCTAAAACCCTAATTTCATCAAACTTACCAGTAATTGCTGGATATCCAGTTGCTCCACTACCAACAGCAAATCCCTCTTCGTTGACATCTTTAATTCTCAAAAGAGGTGGACTAACAACATCATAATTCCTTCCACCAGAAACCACCTCAATTTTTTCAATTCTTCCGTAGTATAAAGTGTCTCTAGATTTATAGTTTAAAATCTCTACACCATTAATTAAAATTCCAGTATATCCTGCTGGAGTTTCCGTTCTCTGGTTGTCAACAATCGGATCAGAAATTTCTCTAAGCAATTTCTGTGGTTTTATGATTCTCCCTTTAAAAGTGTATTTTTCAACTGTATGATTGGATATTGATGCTGATGGTATTGACAGGGAAACAGTAGCAAAAATATTATTATACAAATTTGATGTACTTTTTGCTAACTTGATATTATTTTCATCAATTCTCTTTACAAAATACAATCCTTCAGAGAGACCAATGCTACTGAGTAGATTGCCTTCGGAGTCCTTTTCGGGAGTATAATAAACAGAATCTCCAGTGTAATAATTATGGTCTACTCTATCTGTAATTTTAAAGGTATCATCTCCTGCAATATATGTACCACCGAATGTATACTTTTGGAGTTTGGGATTTAATTTAAATCCAGCAAAAGCTGGCAGCGAAGGAGAAGCAATAAGATTTTTTCCTTGATCAATATAAACGTTCTGAACGTTCGCTGTAACTTCATTTAAGTTAGTGTGTAGGTCAGAATCGCATTTGGAAAGAACTCTGGTAACTCTTCCAATTTTTGTTGGGTCCGATACTCCAAATCCTCTAATTAAACAAGTATTTTCATTAAAGATTTCTTGTACAATAAATCCAAATATAGTTTGGCTTTCATTATCAGTTAAACTTAAATTGTCTCCAATTCTAAGTAAATTATTATCTTTGGTAACTAACCTGTACGTGCCGTTAACAGCATCGATAAGGGTCATTGAACTTACTTCATAATATGGAGCAGTGTTAAACAACCAATTGTTTGCTCTTACATCATTTTCTGCAATTCTTCCAAGAGACTTAATCTTAATTCTCGATCCTATTTTCTGGTTATGCGTGTTTGCTGGAACATCAAGTTCATTTAATACTGATCTAATTTTTACACGAATTCCATCCGTTCTTCCTAAACCTGCAGAATATGCATATGTATTTTGATCAATGTCAGTACCATCAGCAATAGACGCTACAATACCAGAAACTCCCAAGAATTGGTTAACAGTTTTTGATGAATATGTTACTACACCTGCTGTAGTATTTCCATAAGTAAAAGATAATGTTCCAGTTTGTGGAAATCCTAGAGTAGAATCGACAGTGATGAATGTTTGTCCGACACCAACTTCTCCAATTGTTTTTGACTTTGCATGAACAGAGAATTGGTCATATAATAAATCGGAAGTTCCTGTGTTTTGAATGTAGGAACCATCAATTCCTAATCTATAATAAGTATCTGTTAAAATACCAACTGTAATTCTTTCTACATTTGCAACAGGAGAAGACGCTCTCGGAATGTTTTCAAATGCATCTTGAAATAGTGTATTATTGACGAGATCGAA